ATAACACGATAAAACCCAGTCTTTACAACTTGGTATTCGGTTGCACCTGCTGCGATTGCATTTGTGCTTAGTACGTTAAGAACTGTCATTTCTTGTCGGTTGTCTTGTCTTCTGTATCTTTATTTATATTTTTTAGCATCTTCTGTAGATCACTCGTACTTCCTACAAAGAGTGCATTGGTAGTATTATTAGTCACCTTCTTATCTTCTGCATCTAATTCTTTCATCTTTCGTTGTAAATCTATAAGTTTCTCTGTAGTATCTGCAACGTTTTTAATCATCAAAGCAGCAACTTCATATGCTCTAGGATGATCACTACTCTGTGCAACCTCTAGAATACCATCTACTGCTTCTTGTCCTTTGGATACTAGATTGTGCATCTGTGCACGTGCAGTCTCGTAGTCATGTCTTACATCATCCTCTTGAGTTTTCTTAAGAAGAGGTTTAACTTTATCGACATGCTTCTTCAAATCACCTTTCGGTTCTTCTCCAAATGCTTTATCTAGTCCAGAAAATTCCATTAGATGTTCTCATCCTGTCCGCTTACAGGATTATATTTCTTCATGTCAGTATACTCAGAATATATCTCACCAAATCCAAAGTCGTCATCAGATTCTAATAGAGCATCATCAGCAGCATTAACTATGAATACATTTGATCCTAAACTATGAACCGTAGGAGTTGATTTTTCAAATCCTCTGATAACACTTAGATTATTACCAACCTTATTGGTGACTCTCATGAGTTCAGCACCAATGTATATGTTATCATATTGATTAATACCAGAAGCATTTGCTACTGCAAATCCAGTAGCAGTCTTACTAATAGTAGCAGAAAGAGTTGTTGCTACTGTGCCATCTCTATCAATAGTAGATTCTGGTTGTACAGTATATCTTCTTGCTCTTGGTGCAGTGTTTACATCTGTATTTGCATAGTAATCCACTTGAGTTTTTCTGACAACTTTTGCATCTGTGACAGGACCGTAAAGGTATGTCTTAGCAGTAAATGATAGAGTGTATATGATTGCTCTACGAGTTGCAAAATCTCCCTCATAGTCATCTTCATAATCTATACTGTTTAAGACTATAGGTACGTCTTTAGTTTCTCCAACAGTTGTTAATAATTTTACAGATAGATTATAATGAGGTTGAAATATAGGTAATATTTGTTCTATAATTTGTAGTCCATCATCTTGATTTTTTGATATAATTGCTAACTCAAAACCTATGTTGTATGGCACAGGCATGTATACATTTTTATTTTCGTCTGAGTCTTTCTTAAATTTAATTTTTTGTGTAGGTGAGACTTTTCTTGTTGTATCATAGTCAATACCAGATATCTCAAATGAAAGTCTTGGAAGAGTTATCTGTATTCTTTTATTTGTAGGATCTGGATTTTGATCTAAACGTGCTAAGAATTTTTGTTTAGGACCATATGCAAGAGGTACTTTCATAACCTCATCCGATCTACGGATTTCTATGTTATTAAACAGAGTTCCGAAAGATACAATTGTCTTACGAAATATTTCGTTGTATGAATAAGTTCCTAGCATTAGATTGTGTTATCAGTAATAGATCCAACTGAACCAAATGGATTTGCCTCAGTAAAGTCAATGATCTGGTTATCAAGTGTTTCAAAGTCATTGTTTTGATCGTACTCAAGATTTTGATTATCGATCGTATTATATGTAGCAGTTGTCCAAGATGCACTAGATGTTCCACCAGTGACAGTCTCAGGAACTGTAAATGTACCAGAACGATTAATAACAATTAATGTTCTAGTAGAAGAGTCAAAAGATTTGACCTCAGCAGTCACGTTAGATGTACCACCAGTGATAGTTTCACCTGCTGTAAAGGTGCCACTACCACCTGCTACAAGACCAATTGTAATAGCATTTGCAAATGCAGTCTCGATAGCATCGAGTTCTGTAATACCTGTGTCGATCTCTTCGTCGCTGTACTCGAATAGTTCACATTGACATTCCCAAACATAATTTCTACCTAATTGATAGAAAGGTCTTTCTACTTCTACAAACTTGATTTCAAATAAATGTTTGGTTATTGGGAACCAAATTAAGTCCCCTTCGTTTGGTCTCCCTTCGACGTTAAGCGTGACACTATCGTCCACATGTTCTGTAAATTTCTCACGGGAGAATATAAAAGTTGTCTTGTCTTCAATACGGATTCCAAATTTGCTAAGTAGCTCACCTTGTCCTTCCCATCCTTCAACATTATTGACATATGCTCGGATAGCTTTCGCTGTTTCAAATTTTCCATCCGAATCTTCTTCAAAGACTGAATCTTTGTTGACAATCGTTCTCGGAACATAATAAATGTCTTGCCCATAAATCTCGATACTTTCTACAACTAAGTTTTCAATAAATTTTTGCTCCTGTGCAGATGCATTTGCTTTTAAACGTCCTGCACTAGCATAGTTAGACTGAACATAATCTTGAGCTGGGGAATTCTGTATTGCCATGTTAGCCTACAATATCCAATGGTGGTGTTTCATAACGATCACGGATGTCTTTTTCAAGATCCTCCTTGAATTTACTTGCGTCTTCAAGGATTTGACGACCATTAAGAGTCACCCCACCTAACATTTGAATACCATCATACTTGCTTAGGTTTCTACCCCACTGCTGTTGAAATAGTGCCTCAACATAATCTTTTAACCAGTTGTCATTATACATGTCTGTATAAGTATCTGGATCTTGACGCATTGTCATGTCTACCATTATATAGTCTCCGACTGTAAGATCATCCCAGTCAAAGTCTAAGTAAAGTCTGTTTGAATGCTCATTCCATTTAACTCTTCTATTTGCTTGAGAGTTAGTCACAAAGTCAAGAGTCTCTAAGTATTGAGATGTTAGGAAGTAATGTAATATCTGTCCATGAGTCATGGAGTAGATATCATTTAAAAATATTTGATATTTAATATTGAAAATATTACCTGGTACTATACTTGATGCACCTATGTTTGTATATACATGGTTAACACCTAAAGTACCTGGTGGTGTAGATACGTAATTATCTTGTCCATACCAAGGAGTTGATCCTTCTTGAGTAAATCCTTTTGCCTGTGTTTTGATAGCTTCAGTAACTTCTATTCTCATGAAGGTTTGAATACTACCATTGTAATGATATTCTTGGTAGTAATCTATTGCCTCTTCTATCAAATCATCCAGTTGCTCAGTAGCAACGTTAATATCTATCGTAGGAAAACCCAATCTACGAAGAGCATAGTCTTTTAATTCTGTTTTACTTGCAGGTTTAGTTGCAGACATAGTTTATTAACCGAATGAACTGATAGTTAAGTTAGTTACATCATTAGCACCAACTGTTTCTCCTTTCTTGAAGAATCCAGATACATTATCAACAGTCACAGAGGTGGAATCCATCGCTGTGATAACTCCTGAA